GTCTACGCTCAAACCACCAGAAAAAATGAAAAAGTTTTTCCACGCTTGTTCATCGGTTCTTCTTTGATGAATTACACGCTCGACACATGGCAACGAGGTTGCTCATGTCCAGTCGGCTTCCACCTGAAAACAACGGCACAATGTGATCGACTGTGGCATCGCTACCCACCAGCAATTTCTCACACGATGAACAAATGTAACGATCGCGCTCGAGTACTTGTATTCGTACCCGTTGCCAATCTCGGTCATATCCGCGAGCGTTTGCGGTTGCTCGCTGGCGAGGATTGTTCAGTGCGTGTCGCTCCCGACATGAGGGGCAGCGAGAAGATGGGGTGGGTACACCACAATCTAGGCAAAAAAGTTTTGGCATTACTTGCCGAGTTTCATTTGTACCCGGGTGATAAAAGGTGCGCCCGTGTTCACATCATTTTGTTCAGCGATCTCCATGGCTTGATGCACATTAGCCCCAGCACAAATTGCGCCGATTGCATATGGCGCGCCACTGCCGATGGCAAAGAATCCATCCTCACGAATGGCAACGGATAGAGCTTCATCAATCTCAAACACTTGACCGTTGATAGCGATCAACATTTGAAATGAAGCGCCATCATCTTTTTCTTTGTCAGTAAAGATTTTTGATTCAGCAATAAATGTTCGAAGCGATGGAATTATTTTTTGTACAACATAATCAAAAGCACTGCCCCGATATCGTGATGTGGGTGCAGGTGGTTTCCAGAGATGATGAAATGCTTGCAATGCAGTGACATCACCAGCAACGCCAATCAAATGTTTTCCTGTATCAATGATCTTTGTCATGTCAGGATGAACATAGGGACGACCATCAGAATTGATTTGTGAATCTGCCATCATGACCACATGATCTGCATGTTGAATTGCAATGATCGTTGTCATTTGGATCGCTCAAGTTTTTCATCGAGCATGCGATCAATTTCCTCTTCACACCATTTGGCAAAATGCACATCATGAGAATTCTTCATGGTGTTGCGTAGATGGGTGATTGCTTCATCTATGTCATCTTCGTTCGTCAATGCGTCCACAACAATTTTTGCCATTGTGTCACCCATATCAGAATGAAGGATTTGTGAGAAAAGTATCAATGGCACAAATTCTGCCGACACTGAAAGTGTATCAAGCACGATGGACATTTCTAGTCAAATCCTTGTCGCCCATAATCGAACGGATGGCGTTCACATCATAAAGTTGACCTTTTTTAGCAACCTTATGAGCCTTGGCAATTCGGTGAATATGTCGTTCGGTTACACCCACATATTTGCTGATCGCTTCGGCATCCAGCCACACTTCACGAGATGGGTCGGAAAGAGCTACTGCCACCAAGCGAATGGTCGTCCACAGAGTGTCGCATCTTCGACATGAGAATATGTCCAGCGGATCATCGTCATTGATTCGTAGCAAATTGCCACATGGTGTCCCCTCCGATGTTTCGGCAGGACATGCGATTCGGCGAGATCGCTTGACGAATACTTTGGCAGCGGTCATGCCTTTGGAATGAAGCTCTCGGAGTTCCTGATAGAAGTCACGAAACCATGGCTGCTGGGATGAATGCGCTAAATGAACCTGAGCGAAGGTGACGGCGTTTCGAATTTCGACTTCTAGGGAATGTTTGACCAACATCGCTGGTTTGGTCAATTCTCGTTCCTCTCGGATGAGTTTTTCCCATTCATGAAGTAGTCCCAAAATGTCGTCACCCGTGATGAAGGATAAAGCTGCGACATTGACCCCGATAGTTCGCTCGGATGATCTCCCGCCATTACCTGATCTGCCGGGAAGCAACTCGTCATGTGCCAGTTGCCAAAATTCGATCAGGTCGGACAACATGGTGTGAATCTTGACGGTGCATCGATGGCAGAGATTTGAATTTTCGACGGCAAAATTGCACATGACACAATTCATGAGGACACCTTCTCTGACGGGTTGTGGATAATTCGAGATTCATAGGAAATGGTGAAAGTTGAGTCGGTGTGGCTCAATTTAGTGCCATTTTTAGACAAAACCACCTCGCCCTGTCTAATTTCAATAACTAGACGCATGGAACGGGTATTTTGAGCGTAAAAACCCTCACATACCTCCACCTCGTCCTCGCCCCCTATAGATAGGGGGGCGAGGGGCGAGGTCGTTGGAGAGGATATGACTTCGCCCGGGGCGAGGTCGGGGCGAGGTGGGGCGAGGTCGAGATGATTACGCAATGTCGGAATCCTGACTCTCGTAGATGAACTCTCTAACATCAGTTTCAGTATCTGTGGACTCTCGGTAAGGTGTGAGAAGCTTCAAATTGAGAGAATTTCGGGAGCCATGTTCAATGCCGACAAATTTTTCGTCAATCAACACCTGACATGCCAAACGGACGAATTCCCGCTTTCCGGCAACCTCATTTTCAATGACATTTTTGGACAATGGCGCTTTTGCAGCTTCTAACAGTTTGGACACCTTCTCCATCAAGTGGGTCGGTCGAATTTTCTGTGTGCCATCGCCAAATGGGTGAATACCCATTTCGATTCCTGAGTCATCCGACTTGATGACCACCCGACCGACCAATTTGGCATCTTTGGAAATGGCACGGACATGACCTGCGCGATCTTTCGACATTCTCAGGTTCAATTCACCCGTCATCCCCCGACCAAATGGCTGGACGACTTCGACAATGATGGCGCACCCGTTGATGTCTGCTCTTTTGGCTTGTGCGCCAATGGCGTTGTTGCCCCGAGCATCTTTGGATTTGGTCACATGGTCGATGGTGATGACACATGCCCCTTTGCTGGTAAGTGGTCGCAAAATGGTTTGGGAAAAGAATGTGGCATCCCTGTTAGACATCAAATCCAGCCCCAGCAAGGTCATGGCAGCGTTCACACCATCAACAACTATCAAGTCAGGGTTGAGGGTTTCTATCGCCCGCTGAAGGTCGATTTTCGCCTCTAGCGTGAACGCCTCATCGGGATTGGCATAAGTAAATTTGGCAAAATGTCGATCTTCTAGCCCGAGCAACCGAAGTCGCGCCAAAATGCCTTTGCCCGAATCCTCAAAGTCGATATAGGTGACGGTTTGACCGATGTGGAGAGCTTGTTTGACGGCAAAGAGCGCCACCCATGTTTTTCCCGATTCTGATTCGCCGATGAGTGCGTTGACTTTGCCTTTGTAGAAAAGTCGGTATCCATCGACACGAGATAGGAATTCCGGTGGCTCCTCTTCCGTTGCCCCCGACAAATCCAATGGTTTCGGAAGCCATGAAGTCGGTTCGGCAGGGATTTCGACATGATCAGCATCAAGGTCAGGAACAACACTCAATGATGGTTTTTTAGGTTCAAGGAAATTGGCACTGCCAAATCCTTCGGATCGCAATTGCCGTGCAGCTGCGGAGAAATCGCCCCGATGATGAATGTGCGCGTAGGCAGCAAATTTGGAGTACGGCTTTTCCGCTTCAAAAGTGGTCGATGTCGTGAACACGAACAAGTTGTCGGAATCATTGCGACCCGTAGAAGCGGAGACACCCTGCGATTTGCCGGGTCGTCGCCAGTAAGTCACTCCATGGGAGGTAAAAAGCTGTTTCCATCCGACGGGTTCGAGGATTTCTTTCCAACTCGTGCGAGTATTGAAATCGTCGCCCGGCTTCTCTCCACTCGACTCACTGGGAGTAATTGTTTTGGCGATACTTTCTTGAACAGGCATCGCATCCAATGCTTGAAATAATGTGTGTAGCGAATTTCGTTCCTCCATGGAAAGCATGGGAATCATGGCGGGTGATCCCGCTACTTTCACCCATGGTCGTGAGCTGGGATGTGTTGTACCGGATGATGGCGCGGTGACAACGAATCCACCTTCACCACGAGTCTCGGCTAATACTTCGACCGTGCCATTTTCACCGGGACGGCGAGCAAGTTTGGTGTTTCCGGGGACGGGTTCATCAGCAATGCGATAGAGCATGTGAATGCCACCCGATGGAGTCATCTCCAAATATCCGTGAGTGACAATTTCCCACAATTCTTCAAGGCCAGAATTGATGGCAAGATTGCGAGCTTCCTCTAATAATCCCGAGGTCACTCCCCGACCTTCCATCTCGAGCATTTCAAGATTTCCAGATACGGCTCCGGTGATGATGCCAATTCCAATGGCGTTGCCACCGAACCAGTCATGAATTTGCTCGAGAGAAGGTTTGGAAACCTGATATTGCTTCCATGTGCCGATCGGTCGCTTTGATCCATCTTCACTGGCAGGAACAACGCACACGCCAGCAGAATGAAAGTCGAGCGCAGCTTGTAATACTTCGGCGGTCATGCGAGATGACTTTCAATAGCCTGAATAGTGGGGCAGGGATATTTATTTCCAGCCTGATGGCATTTACAATCGCAATCAATACATCCCCATTCTTGACAACCCCAACATCCATCGTTGCAGTGGGAACATTCGGTAAATTCATTGCCATTTGGATATATGTGATGAATTGGCTTATGCAGTTCCACTACCTTGCGAAGGGCTTTGGTTTTATCTGTAAGTATTACATCAAGGTTTGGAATCCATTCGGCGTATTTTTTAGACATACCTATAATCTTTTCTAGCAATTCATCATGTGACATTTGATAACCACCAGCATCTCGACGCGGACTCATTCGCCGACCCCTAACATCTCGACCAAATCTGCTGCATCATGTGCAATCAATACTGACAACGCCTTTTTGCGTTGTTCATCGGTGCAATCTTTGATCTGTGACACGAAATCACCGATTCCCGCTAAGTCGAGCATCATTCCCCCTTGTAGTAGTTGATCAATTTTTTTCAAGTCCATCGTCGGGAGTTGAACCCGAAGCGGTGAAAGGTAATAAGCCCGCTGCGACCTGCCGATGGGTTTGCTCACGCACCCTGATCATGAGCAAAGGTGTGGATTTAGAAAGGTGGCTTATCTCCGATGGGAGTTGCACCTAACTTTTCCAAAAGCGCTTGAACGGCAGCTGAATCAACCGATCCCACTGCTGGTGATGGTGGCTTGATTTGACCCGCAAGATAGGCGGTTGCCTTAGCAACATCGGCAGGGTTTGTGGTGGCATCCACCAAAATCCATGGCGCTGATTTGCCGGGTTTTGCAATGCCTTGACCCATACGGCTCAACACGGTTTGACCGACCTTGTTGCGAAGTGCGGTGCGCAGTGCCACATTGAAAAACAACACGGAATCATGCTCGGTGTTGGTATCGAGGTCGATGAGGTTGACTTCAATTGCCTCAGCTTCACCCAATGATGTTTGGATGCCTGTTTTGTATTCCACTGGCTTGATGATGAGCAAGTGGTTGTGAAGATCGGCTGGTCGGACGGATTCCGACTGCCCGGATAATGCGCTGAACTCGGTCATTTATTTTCTCCCTGATTGTTGTAGTTGATTGGTTCGTGCCAAATTTTCAAACTCTTTTTCAACATCTTTGATCGCTTGTGTGATGACGGATTCCATCTGCACACAACAATCGCCACACCACGGCATCTGCTCGACATCGCTGCGAATACGAGCGCGGTGATTGCATCTTGGACATGTCACTTTCATGGTTTCGACCCCCAGCCATTTCCGACGAAGATGGCTCCAATGCCACCCGTCATTTTTCGTTTCATGATTTCGTTGCAGTTTGAACATTTTCTTTCGGTATCACGCGACTCGATCGGTGTATTGATGTCGATTGTGAAATCGCATGATGTGCATGAATATGTGTATGTGGGACTCATCTCGCGTCCATATCTCCCGGACAACCGACACGAAGATCGGTGGAGTTTGGCAAATACCAGGAGCAGTAACTGCATAAGCCACTAGGTTCGGCAGGGATTTCATCGACCTTTACATATTGCAAAGAATCTTCGATAGTTTCCATGCGATTGATGGCATCCATCGCCGTGCCAATAAAGAATGGCTCAACGACGACATGCAAATTGTCGAGACGACCACCCAATGGGTAATAGGCGCAAGCAATGTTTTTGGGTTGATAGCCCATTTTGATCAGTCCGAGCGCATACATGGAAAGTTGTACTCGCTGAGTTTTTGTCATTCCCTCTTTGAGACGCTTTTTCATCGAAGTTGCACCGACACATTTATGATCGATCACGAGACCTTGTTCGATGTCGTAGAGATCAACTGTTCCACTCAGACCCGTTGCAGCTTCAACCTTTTGCTCAACAAGATAATTGGGATCAGTGCCAAAACAATCGGCTAACCACGCATGGATTGCCGTGCCGGAGATTGATGCCCATGGATCAGTGGACACATTGGTTTTTTCTGTGCCGGTGATTTTGTAAGCAATTTTTCGAGCGCAGGGATCACCAATCTCTGATAACCCAATTCGGGTTTGCAACGAGCGTGGCGCAAATTGTGCGTGACGAGTAATTGTTTGACGAAGTCGATCGGCGATCGCTTGTGAAGGTTCGACGGGTGAGACGAACATCAGTCCTCCACGACGGTGAAGCGACGAGAGACGGTGACTGTTTCAAGTTTCTCGACAACATCACTGGGAAACATCTCCCGCAATTTTTTGACATCTACTCGGCGAGCTTCCACCGTTGTCCAGCGAATAGCTTCCCTTCCATTCACAAGACCGATTTCTGCATCGCCGAGAGCTGCCTTGATCTGTTCAGCCATGAGGTCGGCTTTTTCCGTCCACTCTTTGACTTTGGCTTTTGCTTCGATATACCCGGCAACAAATGCTGCCGTTGTTTGGTCGAGATCGACCATTTCCTGATTGATTTGAGTTGACATGATTCCCCTAGTAGCTGTGAATTGTTTGTTCGGATTTCCATGCAGCACATGTGCCACCTGAGCCGTAGTGACGGCTGATATATGCCAGCGATGCGACAACTTGTGCCAGCGAACTTGATGATTTCTTGAGTCCGATGTTGTTGTATGTTGATTCGAGCAACTGACCCACGCCATATGCGCCACTGGATGTGTTCAATGCGTGTGGATTGTGATGAGATTCAGCGGTGATGATGTTGATGAAACATTGCGCTGATTTGGGTGTAAGCAATTCATTGATGAATAAATCAATGCGCTGAGTTTCCGTCATGACAATTGCCTCTTTGACGGTGACGACACGAATCTCTTTGATCTGACGAGTGGCTGACCAAATGGACGCGACGAGTGATAGCACGGTAAGAATTGCAACGAACGATGCAAAACGATTGAGTTTTTGGTTCATGATATATATCCCTTCTCTTTCGCCCTGAATAGCTGACGCGAGACTGAATCTCGATGTATTCCCATGGAATGTGCGATGGCATCATCGCTCCAGCCCATTTCACGCTTCATCAGAATTTCGAAGAGTCGATGAGGAATTCGCTCAAAACTTTTTCCTTGATTTTCAATCATGGAAGCAATTTCGTGAGGTGAGAAGCCACCCCATACGCCGTCAGTGATGTTGTTGTTGATGGCAAAATCCGCACAATCCTTTTTGTGTGGACATTGATCGCAGATCGCTTGCAATTCGGGCAAACGCTCTTTGAGTTGCTTATCGCCGACTGGAAAGAAATAGTCGGGATCGCCCGAAGTGCATTTGGCTTCGGGAAAGTTAGGAAAGGCGATGTGGTCATTGATCACGCGAATCCCCATAACCAGCATCACGGATCAGATTCATCATTTCTGAAAGGGGCATCACTGCCCACCAATCGCCAACACGGGTGATTCCCACGCCATTGGGTTTGACGATCAAAATGCCGAAATCTGCTTTCGCATTGTTTTTCTCAATTTCGGTTTCCTTGATCCATTCAGGAAATTTGTAGCTCTTGTGATTCTTGACCTCCATGACAAGTCCGGGAATTCCAGTGATGTCCCCGAGGTCACTGCTGCCGGCAAGCGCTCGTCTCTCTGCACCGGGGAAGCCCTGTCCCGCGATGTAATTGACGACCGCCGTCTCGGCAGCAGTTCCCTTTGCCTTGGCTTTGCTCATCGGTGACTAAGCGCAATCGCCAAGTTCGGGCAGATGCCGACGGATGACATCTCCGTTTCGGTACAAAATCTCACGCAGTTCATCAGCTTCTCCATAGGCATGGAAAAGTTCGGCTTTCACATTGTCGAGTTCGTTGTTCATGCCCCACCAAGTCACGCATGCGCCAAAAAGGAAAGTGAGGAAAGAGAAGAAAATCCAAAACTGAGCCATTTATTTGTCCCCCTTGATTGCGCGTTGAAATTTATGAAATGACTCGATCTCATCTTCGATGCGATAGAAATCCTCACGCTCAAAAAAGTTGATAATGGTGAGAGTGGTGATGCTTGCGACGAAGCACCCCGCCAAAATTGCTAAAACGATCATTTATTGCCCCCAGAAATGAGTGAAGCCCCATGGAAAGCGCTGGGGGCAGCACGAACCATGGAGCTTCTAATGATTGAACCAATTCTGAAATCGCAAAATTCCCGTGGAAGTGATGCTGAAATTCGATCCACCAACTGCCCCCCTTGCGACTAGGATGGGAGTTGAAAAGGTTTACTTAGCTTTCAATTTGTCTGAATTTGACCACTCGGACACAAGTAGTCAAAAAGAGATATCAGACAAAAATCGCCGAAAATCCATCTCGGCGTGGCTTTCATAAACCTATTCAATGCCCCCATATTGAATTAGTAGGTGAAAGATAATGAACAACGAAAAGAATGTCTATACCAACACGCCGAGCCGTGTCAGAAACTTTCAATCTCAAGTTGAGGCTGAGACCTCTAGCCTAATCGAGCCACAAGAGCGTAGCGTTCCTCATGCTCGCAATCAGGCGAGTCGCAGTTATCGTCGGGAGCGAGACCCTGACTTCGGATTGGGAATTGAGTTGGAAAGTATTTATTTGAGGATGCCCGAATTTACGCAATCGTGGCATATTGAGGTCGGAAACCTTTTGCATAGAAGGTACGAATTAGCAGGTTTTGCCCGTTCAACATTTATGAAAGATTTCTCCATGCTTCGGCATATATGCAAGGAACGCCATCCGCGGGATGTCTATTTGCAGGATTTGGAAGAGTATGTGCTGGGAGCCACCAAACTTTCGACACGAGCTGCCTATATCGCCCGAGTGAAATCAGTGTGGAATTCCTTGCGTATTCTCGGAATCATCCCGAATGACTTTCGCCCGGATGAAGGCTTGCCCAAAACCAAAGAGCCACGCTATACCCCGCGCCCGATCAGCAAAGAGCAAGCCATCATGCTGATGACTCAGGCTGAAGAGCCGATGCGCGAATGGTTCATGTTCGCATGTTTGGCAGGGTTGAGAGCTATCGAAATCAGTCGCATTCAGGGAAATTGGCTGGAGCAACATGCGGGTGAGTATTTTCTTCGAGTACTAGGAAAAGGAAACACCGAGCTTCTCGTCCCCCTGCATCCCAAACTGGTGCAGATCATTTTGTCCAAAAAGACTCAAGGTCGCCTGTACACGATTGAAGCGAACTATCTTTCTCGGATCGCCTGTGCTGAAATGCGCCGACTCGGAATCTTCACCAAAAAGAATGGCTCAAATCGCTCACGATTGTCATTTCATAGTTGCCGACATTTCTTTGCAACATCGGTGCTTGCTGCTAGTAATAACCTCATAACCACGCAAAGATTGATGCGACATGCTTCCCCGGTTGTCACGGCTCGGTATGCCGATCTCGTCAACCACGAGGAACGCGCCGTCATTCAAACTTTGCTGGACGATATCGAATGGAGTAAGTGATGAACGATTTAGAGAAGTGTGTGAAGAAACAAATGAATGTCGGGATATATCAATGGCTTCCCGATCGAATTGCTGGTGACATCACGGGTTCACGCGATCATCAAGCGGCATTGATCAAGATTTTCAAAAAGCACAAAAATAACATGATTCCCGTTGAGTTGATTTGGAAATCCCAAACCATCATGGAGTATTACTGCGACGGAATGATGATCGGTTTTATACCCACCGACCACCTTGATCGATGGAATGAATTTTTCAATTACATGGGTGATGCACCCAAACGAATGGTGGGAACTGTTCAAATTTCCTACTGGGATAAGGGAAAAATGTATTTGCCGGGAATGCCCGCAATGCAGGTGATCTATAAGCCAAAAAAATAGCCCCAGCCCGAAGGCTGAGGCGTGTGTTAGATAATTTCCCCGGCGATTGCCATATATGCAGCGCCGTCAATGAATGAATCGGTGTGGTCGGGAGTTTCAATCAAACGAGCAAGTTTGACTCCCACCATGCACAATGCAACTTGTGATGGCGTGATTTCCTGTTGCAAGATGACCGACCAAATATCGGCAATTCTCTTGTGGTTGGTATAAGGATCGCCATAGTTTTTGTTGCGATCAATACCGGTCAATCGTGCAGCTTCCTCAAGGATTTCTTGTCGGTTCATGCTGACACCGTCAATGCTGACATTGGCAAAATGTCATCCTCATGCAGCTGATAATTGAATATCTGACGACCGATCTTTCCGGTCATCAATGGTTCGTATTTGTCTAGTACTGCCACATCACACCACCCCTTGATTTCGACAACTGGTTCGGAACTCTCAACATCGGAGATCACGCACCACAACACAAAATCAGATTTGCGCCGAATGCTGGCAAGTTGTGTCACGCTAATCGAGCGACCTAACTCATCCCAATGTTGTGCATTCCATGTTTTGACTTCACATCGACCTGCATTGGTATAGATATCACATTCCAAACGCTCGGTGGCAAACTTCGGTTCAAAGCCATTGTCGGCAAACCAATGAAATGCCGCGAACTCCCCCAGTCGTCCCGTGAGGTGACCTTTGGGGTTGTTGAAGTAATGTCCCCGCTTGTTTGCATAGACCTCATAGGTCATCTCTGCGAGCGAGAGCGCTACATTCTTGTGATCGGCACTGAGTTTGTATCCGTGCATGTGATCCTCTGGTAATCAGGTGATGATTCGAGAATTTACTTGAATCAGTTTGGATATGTCCGTCCCCTGAGTAGTTGCATTTGGAACCAAAGCATGCTCCGTCGGTTTCTCCACAATGTTTTGAGCATAGGGAGTGACGATGTGAGCATCGGGTGGAATTGTTTGTTCAAAATGAGTTGCTTCATGGGATACCAATCCCCCGGATAAAAACCCGATCAACACATATGAAAGATGTGGAAGGTCGCGTTGAAATCCTGTTGCTGCCCATGTTGAAAAACTGGCGGTGAATGCGAGCATCAATGTTTTTGCATCGCCGATGGGAAATTTGAAATGTTTTTTCACAATGTTGCCTTCAATGTGTCGTACACCAGTTGTGGAATGGTGACTTGTTTGCCGACTATTTGATGAGGAACGACGATTCCCTTTTTCTTCTCCCATTTGGCAAGAGCTGCAAGGGATGTGGTTGTTTGATGACCATCAACATAGTGAGCAGGGAGCAACCCCGCTTTGGCTAAGCCTTTTTCAATGGTCAGCACATAGTTGTTTTTCTGCCCGACATTGAACGCCGTTTTGGAAATAGGAAATGGCGGTGCAATAAATACTGTGGGAGCAGTGGTTGTCGTTGTCTGTGGCGCGGTTGTGGAGTGAAGCATTGCCGTTCCACCCGTTGCCAATGTTCCAGCTGCTGCAACACCCGCGGTTGCTTTCTTGCCCGTTGATACTGGTTTAGCGGGAGCAATAGTGGTGGCATATTTGGGACGAACAATTGCCATCACGAACATATATGGTCGATGAACCCGATAGCACCCAGTTTTGGGATTGGTGTGATCATTCGGGTTGCCAGTATTGAACTCGATGGTCGTCAGCCCGTCTGAAGAGGAATTCTCGATATAACCGACATGGTCGGCAACTCCGTCGGAGTTCCAATCAAAGAAAACCAAATCACCGGGTTGACCCTGATATTTGTTGACCACACAACCTTGTCGCTGAAACCATTCCAAACCAGCGGGGCAATAGGAAAAGCCTTTGATGGTTTGAGCAGCGACAAGATGTGAGAGTCCTACCTGAGCGAAACACCAGCTGACGGACATCGCGCAATAGGCTTGATTCGGAATTCCATACCACATGGCATACGGCGTTTCCTCAGCGTCACCTTCAACGAAGCCAATTTGTGAACGGGCAACATTGAGAACATCGAGTGCGCCAGCCATGTGGTATCCCCTTATCTAGTGAAATTACTTTTGAGCAGGTGTGGAATTTTCTACAACGAACTTGTCAGCAGCTTGAACGGCATCATTCACGGCAACTTGCACCAATGGTGCTGGTGCGCCTGTTTCGTTACTGATCTTGTTGGCAAGGGAAAGTGGATTGAGTCGAGCGATCAAGGGAGACAAGATGCCACCGGCAATTGCTCCGAGAGCGATCTTTTTGTAGTCATGAGAACCGACATATTTCTCGGTCGTCCATCCAGCAACAACAACGCCGTACAGCAAATGTTCAGCAAATGCCTTCTCTCGGTTGGTCAAACGCCAATTCTTGAGTGTTAGTTTCATGATTGCTCCCTTGTTGCTTTGAGTACTTCGAGATCGATCTTGATCTCAGCTTGTTTGGTATGTAAATCCTGAACTTGTTGCTTCATGCCATTGCCGTCGTTGAAAATTGCATACTCAATGCGATCTAATTTCTTGATGAGTTTGAGATACACCCGAAAACCTCCACCGAGAATGGCAACAGTGTCCACGATTGCCCAAACAAGATTTGCCATGAGGTTGGTGTTGAAAAGATTCATCGGTATTCCTTATCTGCCAGTGGCATGGATAAACCCCGAAGGGTTTGGCGGGTGAGTTAGATTTTTTCTGAGAGCTGCTTGAGTAGCGCAGCGTTTGTTGCTTTCAACATTGCGTTTGCTTGTGCCATATCTGCCACCTGTTCACGAAATGCTTTCAAAATTTCACTGATTTCAATTTCCTGCTGTTCCATTGATTTTCCCCTCGAGTGTTGTCAATCGATTGTTCAACTCTTGAATTGCCGGGACAAGTGCAACGGCTAGCGAGTCGTAGGAAATGGAAAAGGGAGTTTCATCCTTTGGGTCATATCCCACAATCAAATCTTTGAATTGATCAATCTCCGCAACCTCTTCGGCAATGAGACCCAAAATCTTTCGAAGTCCATCGCCTGAATTGTTGTTGTTTTCAAAGTCCTCATTGCTCACATATGTCGCTGGACGAAGTTGCATGAGGTTGTCCATTGAAATCTGTGCGGTTTGAATATCTTTTTTGAATCGTGCTGAGGATGATTTGGTGTAGATATATCCCGAAGCGTTTTCATACAACGGCAAATCGCCACCTGAACCTGATGACGAGTGAACCGTGTAACTGTTTCCGTAGTACATGTTGCCATTGGCGTTCAAATTACTGCTGACATTGAGTGTGGAAAGGTATGAAGTTCCATTTCCATAAAAATCACTGTGAGCAGTCAATGTTCCATTAGCATCAACAGTGTTGAGGTTTGCCACCCCGTTGTAATAGACATAGTAAGTTCCGGAACCAAACAACCCGCCGGAGTTGATTGTCCATCCACCGATTGAGCCTGAACTTGCGTTGACGACTCCCGAGATGTTGGCACTGGAAGCGGTAAGCGCACCTGTGGAAGTGACCGAAAAGGTTCCTGAACCATTGTTGATGGCAATGCTGGAAATAGTTCCTGAAGTAATTTTGCCCGCATCCAGTGAGGAAACAACGATATTGCTCAAGGTGTTTGACACCCATGATGTTCCACCTTGTCCGGTGTATTGAGCCGTGATCACGCCACCGGTTGTGTATTGGAACCAAATATCTCCCGCACTGTTTGCGGTTGATCCGGGTGAACCTGATGAATAGGTGACTTTATTTTTTCCATTAGCCGTGGATTGAGCAGTGCTGGCAGCCGTACTTGCAGCGGTTGCAGCACTCAATGCACTGTTGGCAGTTGTTTGAGCCGTATAAATCGATCCATCCTGAACACTCACCCAGTTCGACCCATCCCAGCGGTATTGCTTGTTGCCGTTACTGGTATCAAACCAAATATCGCCAATAGCTTGTGCGCTGGGTTGAGTTGATTGTGTGAAAGTTGTCGTGGTGTTTTGAACATTTGCCACATAGGTGACGACATAGTCACTGGTGTTGGTGATGGTGACTGGCGTGTTGGTGATCTGTGGTGCAAGTGCCATTGTCGCCCCTTAGATTGTGATCGAGTATGAGTTCATGGTTGATGTCTGAATGACGGTGCGCCATGAGTCGGGAGTAATGGTGTGGGTGAACCCTTCCACGACGAGGTAATAGGTCATGGATCGACCATCAACCGTGGTTCGCTGAACGGTCAATTGATCAGCCAATTCCAATGACAAGAAATCGGGATATAAAGTTCCCAATGCCAACGCATCAAATGAAATTGAATTCACCAATGTTGTGGGAGTTGCCATGAATCGTGAGTAATACAGTGCAAGGTTTTGAGCATCCGAATCATTGGCAACAGGCGCGTCATATGTTTTGCTTTGCAATCCGTATGCGCTGACGCTCGGATTGTATGTGCAGGTGTATTGATTTTTGCTGGCACGATTGATGATTGCTTGATTGAGAACTTGCAATGTGCCTGGAGTAGTCATGATTTGATCATATTCAACAGTGTTGGTCGCACGAGAATCGCTCAGCAATAATCGAGTGACGGCGCTGAACTTTGAACTCAAGGGAAGGAATGTTGCAACACCACTTCGTGAGATAAAGAATCGTCCCGCTTCCACGGCAACACATTGTTGAATCATTGACCACAATGATGTGTTTTGAGCAGTGGGAAGCATCGTCACTGAACCGGACACGCTGGATGATCCTGACCAACTTGCATAAGTCAACATGCGACCGATACGAGTGGATGAGGTTTCCTGATATGCCGGCGCAGATAATGCTGGTGCTTGAATAGTGGCGAAGTCTGCTGACTGTTCCACGAACACCATCGTGCAAATGGAATCAAATCCAATGTCTAAGGTATTGGTTTCAAATGAGCCAGTGAACAATATGTAATCGGTGGAACTCCATGTTGCCACCAATCGAGCTTGTAAGCCTGACTTGAGAATGGAAGTTCCACTGACAACCCATGTGCTGGCAGATGTGTAGTCGGGATCATAGATGCCCGATCGATTGTCGAGGATGACGGTCATTGTGCCGGGATCATCTTGCTGATCTTGCCGAGAGCGACCACGCTTAGTGGCGATTTGTCGCACATCGGTTGTGGTCACATCTGTCCATGTTCCTGACTTGAGGAATTGAATGCGAAGTGTGGGAGCGTTTGAACCGTCAAATGCTGCCATTTAGAGTCCCAATGCGCTCAGTGGTGCGCCTTTGCGACGCAACACTTGACCGAGTTGATCTCGAACCTGAGTCACCAAATCATTTTGAGAGATGACCGATCCTTGAACATGAATGACAACATTGACTCCCCCGCCCATCGATCCCATCTTTGACAATGGAATGACGGCTTCGGCTCCCGCTTCACCAATCATGGCAAGGGTCGGCGATGACACAATTCCACCTTCAGCAAGTTTAGGAATCTCAGGAATGTTGACACCAAATTCTTTGCCACCGATCAGCGGAATCCAGTCAGGTAACTTCACATGGATCGCATCGATAGCACGGATGACAAGGTTGACGATGCTGATCAAGCCGTTGATTTCAGCTTTGAACAATCCGACAACACCCTTGACCCCATCAACGATTTTGCCAAATATGCTTTCAATAAAATGCCAAACACCAGTGACGACATCTTTCATGCCGTTCCAAATTTCCGACCAATGATCTCCGAGGAATTTGATCGCTAAGCCGAAAGGTGATGAGTATTCAAAAACCTTGACCAAGAATCCGACAACATCTTTGATCCATTGCCACGCATCAGAAATGACATGCTTGATGTCTGCCCATACTTGCTTCCAGTGAGTAGCAAGATAAAGAGCTGCTGCTGCGACAAGTCCGATCACAATCGTCATGCCACCGGTTGCCACGCCAATTTCAGCGCCCGCTGCGGTTGCTTCCGCACCAGCGGTTGTTGCTGCCGTACCAAATCCGAGCCATCCTGCAATCATTTGAGCAAAGGAAACGGCTGATTCAACGGCTCCCTTGACCAGTGTGGAAATGTATGCACCAATCGCGCCAACAAGTACTGTGCCAATGACGACACCAAAAGCGATGGCGATATCTTTGTGTTTTCCAAACCAATCAACGACATCCTTGATCGCTCCGACCAATTTCATCATGATCGGAATCAATGCCATGCCAATGTTTTTGGCGACATCTTCAGATTGTGCTTTGAGCGCTTGCATTTTTCCAGCGAAAGTTTCAGCGGATGCAGCAGCTTGTCCACCCACGGCTTTTGAAAGAGCATTCATCACATCAGTTCCGGCTTGTTGAGATGCGGTGACTTTATCTTGTGAGACTTTGATCTTGTCGAGCATTTGCATGTAGGTGAGATGAAATTTGCTGCTGGTATTGAGTGCATCACTATGAGCATCCAAAAATGTTTTGGCTTTTTCTGTTTGTGTTGCCAAAGCGGTTTGAGCAGCAGCAAGTGCCTTTGCTCCACCGGCAGCGATAGGAAGATCAATACCTAATTGTTTGAGTGGCTTGAGGTTTCCCTCTTGAGCGCGAGCAACAGCAAGCGCTGCGGTTGCCAAATCAACATGCTTGAACTTTGCAAGGTCGGCAGCAACTCCGAGGTCATTGAGTGCCTTTTGTGGATCGTGAAGAGCTGTGGTGAGGTTTGCAAGTGCCTCTTGAGTTTGAGCATTGGTGAAGCCGTAGTTTTCCATCGACTTTTGTGCAACACCGATTTTTTGTGAATACTCTTCAAAATTTGATCCCGCATTTTTGATGGCGGTTTCTAATTTGGCATGGGATTTTTCAAATTGATCAGCCATTTCCAAAGAGAGACCACCAACGCTGACTGCTGCGGTTCCAATTCCAAACAATGCTGCCTTGCCGAAAGTGGCAAGTTTGTCGAATGAAGTGACACCTTTATTTTCAACTTTGGAAACTTCGTCACGAGCTTCACCCATTGCTGCGGTGAACTCTTTGATGTTGGCTTTCAGCTCAACATATACTGGAGGTAACATGCCCACTAGAGAATTCCTCCCATTTTGTTGATGGCTGAGTCCCAGCCTTTTTCATAATTTGCAGCCATCGTTGGTTCAACGGATTGAACGGCTGGCTTGAAGTACGGAAATTTGGCTTCGAGTGTGGTTTTCTTGAAATTGTTGACGGCAAGATATTTTTTTCCTGCTACTCCAACTCCACCCACCCATGAATTTCCAACCATTTCAGGTTTTTTTGCGCCAACACCTTTATACAACATGCCTGTCATTCGACCCGGACCGCCACCACGAGGATTGTTGTGTTGTCCCGTTGTGCCGGGAAGTTGGAAGTGTGCGCCTGTTCTTTTGCTATATCCACGCTCAGTCCAACGAGGTGCGCCACGCAAATTCTTTCGAATGGCGGTTTTCAATTTGTTTTGATTCACGCGCAACGCGGCAAGTGTTGCTTTGTCCACACGAGTTTCAATTTCTTTCGTCACGGATTTGAATTCATTGACACCTGAAAAGATGGCACTGATTGCGTTAGGCATTAGATTTCTCCGTTTCGAATCTTATTTTCGGTGGAGATAAAAACTTCATCAATCGCAAGCAACCAATCGAGCATGGCTGCTGGTTCCTCCTCTAATTGAGTGGGAGTACATCCCAGCAGCTTGCAAAGTCGATAGGTTTTTAGTTGATCCGGTAATGGTTCACGAATTGTTCCACCCTCAAGCGCTCGTCCTATGCGTCTGAGGGCTAGGAAGGGGAATTTGCGTCGTTACTCATTCCAAAGTTGGGAACCATCTCGTTCATGTTTTGAGCGCAAATTGCTTGAAGAGCTTTGTAATTTTCATCGCTCAGTGAACCCAAAGAATCAAGTGAAATTTCACCATCAAATGACCACGACTCAACTCGTGCCACGATCAATAAATCGTTGAGCAAGTAAAACTGATCAATGACTTCATCGGTCATGGTTGCCGTCGGATTGGCTGCATTACTTTCCAATGCCGCTTGTGCCTGTCCACGACCGATTGCCATCAATGTTTTTTCGATAGGTCGGCGAAGTTTGACCGGCACGGCAGCTGGATCACGAAGGATTGCCCAGCCACCGTTGAGATCGATTTTCTGTGTCATGTTGTCCCCTGTTCGTTGAATTTAGAGTGCGGAATCTGCGGTTTGATAAACGATTGTCAATGGAGCATCTGTTCCGTTGTCATACACTTCAAAAGTGATGGCGAGATCGATGACACCCGGTGATTGAACATTTGGTGTGTCTGCATCAAATTTGACGGCTGGAAGAGTGATGGAAAGTGACTCATTTTGACCACCAGCAATCACTGCACCTGTGAAGGTAAGAGCGATTGAAGTTGTGGTGTCAGCAAGGAACGCATTGAGCAAAGTGGTGTCTGAAAATTCAGCAGTCATCTTGCCCGAAATTTTGCGGAAACCATTGATAACTTGTTCAGCTTTTTTGCCGTTTGCACCGAGGTTGAAACGATCACCCTTCAATGTGTTTGCAACAGTAAGAGTGAAATCCTTGATGTTTGCAACGGATGAACCATTGACGGTGACTGCACCTTGCGAGAAATTGAACAAGTTGCTAATGGTTGAGTATGAAGCGGTGGCAAGGGAAATTCCTGTGGTCAATGAAACGCCATCAACGGTGAACTTGCCGGTGGCAATTCCATCCTTTTGAACGGCTAATTCCCAACCCTGAATCTTTGCGCCACTGATTGTTTTTGGTGTAACAGTTCCACCATATTGAGGAACACCGACCTGAGCAGTGAAGGATCGACCATAAACATCACCAAGGGTGAATGTGTAGCTATACACGCCTGTGGTTACTGTTGTGGGAGATGGTGCTGAACCCATTGCATGTGACAACAAAAGACCGAGTCCGCGAGTAGGAAGATCGATGACGATGTCGCCTGTTGCATCAGATGTGGTGACGACGCGACGCTGAGAGCGAGGAAGTTGTCCACCAGCTCGTAAGCCCATGCCCACGGCGGTTTTCTTGTTGTATTGCAAATTTTCAGATGTAAATTCATAGAATCGTGACACGGTCACGGGTGTGTTGAATGTTGTCTCGGACGCGATCCCCAGTTGAGCGCCAATTCCTGAGCCAATGGTCATGTGTTTATCTCCTAGTTACTGGCAGCAGGGATTGAGTCTGCTGGTGTGTTTGATGTGTCGGGTGTTGAACTTGATGAAGATTTGCTGGATGTCCAGTTGTCAGTTTGCTCAAGTAATGATGCAGCTGCATCGGCTGGAACTTCAACGCTATCCCCTGCCTTGACAACAAGATTGTTGAGTGCAGGAATGATGAGATCGCCCAGTGGCGAAATGTTGGTGATGAGTGTCATGACTGTTGCTCCCTTAGATTTTGGACTGATAAGTAAGTGTGAAGAGAATGCCCACGCCTGAACCATTGAGCGTTTGGCGATATTTGATCTCGCTCATTTCCATTGCGGAAAACTGAACAATTCCACCGAAAGAGACATCGGCACGCACAACGGATTCAACATCTCCGAGAAGCTGAAAGGCTCGTGTTCGACGATCAGAAATAGTGGTGGAACCACTAGCAGACCAAAGAAAACAATTGAGGACACCTTGTTCGAACTTGCCGACGGCTCCGAGTCCCCGATATTCCTGACGGATCGATGACGCGGAAACTTCATCTCCATCAAGGTTTCCATCGTGACCGATTGCGATCGCATCGCCCGGATAGGACATGTCGATTTCAATACCATCAAAGATTCGAATGCCGGACAATGAACTTGCATTTTGAAGAGCTGTGATCACCGAGTTGATGAATGTCGGCATCGTTGAAGTTGCCATGATTACGCCAATCCGGGAAGAGATGTGGGATCAAGTAATTCCATCGCACGACGGGGCAAGGAATATGTGGGTGATGAATAAAACTCATCGCCTGAATTGGTTCGGGACATGACATTGATCGAACCGCGTTGTGTCTGCCATAAGTGGCGAATGATTTCGAGGACACCTTGCTTTGCTGCCATTGGAGGTTTGACGAATCCCGCCACATAAGTGACCGAGATGTTGTTCATTCCTTGCGTGAAATATCCATATGAGTTGGTGGCATATAAAGTTCCTGAGCCAATTCGATACAGGCGTTGTCCGGTGTAGTCGGTCACATATGAAGTCGAGGGAAGCAACACGCCGTTTTCATAGACCGAGGTGATGGAAATGGCTGCTGGGTTTCGAAGTCGAATGAACTCCGCTCCCCCGTCGTATAGCTCACTGGTAAATGTGCGACGACCCAAAATCATGCCGACATAGGACTCAGCGAGATCAGTTGCAGAGTCAATGATCGAACGCAATTCTTCATCGTTGCTGATATCGGTGGAAGGAATGTTGAGATGATTCTTTGCATCATCAAGGGAAACAATTCCTGAATCGTTGTAATCACGGACGATGAAATCATCACCAAATGCACTGGCATTTGTTCCTGTGGCTAACCATCGAACGGCGTGACGACCTGCCTGAGAAGGCTGAAAATCGCAGTTGTACAAGCCTGTGGAGGGATTTGTCACCGATCCTGAAACAGTTGTTCCATCAGGTTGTGTGATCGTGCAAGTGACCGCTGAGGCGTTTGCAATTGCACCCGTCGCATCGGTGATCTTGATTCCTAACGGTACGACATCTCCGAGATCATAATTCATCGAATTCTCCTTGTGATGGTTGACTGAGTGCGTTCAACAGTTGAAATTGACGAGGTTGATCTTTCTTGTGGAGCGATCGATGCTCGTGTGGGAATGTAGGTACTCATCGAACTTCGCCCACGAATTCGCTCGACCATGGTGCTGATAGGTCGAATTCGCATGACGATCGAGCCACCAGAAACGGTGAGCAATGCTGAACCGACGGCAGTGAAATTGATAGCGCCTGACAAGCTCGGTGCAAAGATGAGGAAACTTCCACTCAAGGTTCCTGATAAGGAAATGAATGCAACCGCTGAGACGGGATAGGAAAGAGATGATGTTCCACTAGCTTGCAGTGAAAGTGATGAGGTTGCGGAAACGGGATACTTCAACGAATCTGTTGCTTGTCCAGCAACCGCAATTGATCCCGACAAAGTCAGGGATGTAAGAGTGCCAGTTCCTGATGCAACCAGGGTGATGAAGGCTTGTCCTGCATCAACGAAGTAGAGAGTATCTGCGCCACTGGCGACAACCTGAATTGTTCCCGCACCTGTTGTCGAATATGTGATTCGAGAATAAGTGCCTGATGCAACCAGCGAAATTGAATTGCTACCGGTTGTCGATAGACGCAAAGTATCGGTGGCTGATGCCGAAAGCGCTAAGGATGCAGAGCCAGTTGAGGATGTAACCGTTGCCGTGTTTGCTGATCCACTGAATGCAATGCTTCCCGATGCTGATACCGGATAAGCCAATGAAGCCGAGGATGAAGCGACAAGTGAAACACTGCCTGATGCTGATATCGGGAAAGTTTCGGAATCGGTAACAGTTGCAACCAATGAGATTGAACCGCTGGCGCTAACACCAAACACCAAAGTGGTTGATGCGCTTGCCGACAATGAAATCGAGCCACTAGCAGATACAGGATATTTATCAACATCGGATGCCGATGCCGTCAATGTCAGTGAGCCTGTTGCACTGACGGGATAGGTCAATGTTGCTGAGGAATTGCTTCCCGCAATTGAGATCGATCCCGTCGCTGATTCGATGAAGCTGAGAGAATCGCTACCAGTGCCAACAAGTGCCAGAGAACCTGAACCTGTTGAGGGGAATTTCAATGAATCGGAAACGCTACCTGCAAGGGTCAGTGATGCCGATCCCGTAGAGGAATAAACAAGTGATGACGATGCTGACGCTGCAAGAGAAATTGATCCTGATGCAGTGGCAAGAAAAACGCCGTTGTAAGTGATGTGAGCGTTGTAGGCAAGACTTTGATTGTAGTTTGCCACGATCACTCCCTATCTCACTTGTGAATCCGTGTTGTGTATTTAGTTAGCAGGTGAATCAGGAATGTCTATTTGGTTGATTAGTTCATAGTCTGCATTCCCACACTGATTGCAAGTGGGGAAATACATGGGTTCATCTGCATTTCGTTGTTCAACATATTGATGACCGCAACAAGCGGACACATATTCAAATCGAATAGCCATGATCGCTCCTAGTAATAGAGAAGAATTGCGCCAGCACCACCGTTGCTGCCAGTAGAGTTTGAGCTGTAACCTGCTCCGCCTCCGCCTCCACCACCAGAACCGCCAGTGCCACCATTGTTTCCCGTTGCGCTTATGCCATTGGCAAGATATCCAGCACCGCCTCCGCCACCACCATTGTTGCCATTGCCACCGGTGTAAGTACCACCTGCGCCTGTGCCACCTACACCACCAGTGCCGTTTGCTCCTCCGCCTCCGCCACCAGTAAAACTTCCCGCGCCACCTACGCCACCCGGAGTCGCGTTTACTCCGCCACCTCCGCCACCTGCAAGACCAGCAGCTCCAGTTTTGGTTGATGAACCAGTTCCGCCACCTCCGCCACCCCAACCTACTGTTGGAGAAACTGTTGCTGTTCCACCTGTGCCACCTGAAGAGCCGGGATAAGATGCGCTTCCGTTTCCGCCTGATGAAACTGCAGTTGCGCCATAAGCCCCTCCGCCACCGCCTCCACCATTTGTTCCAGCAGCACCAGCAACGGCAGTACCAACTCCACCGCCTCCACCACCGCCACCACCTGCGAGCAATCCACCCATATAAGTTGCGCCACCATTGGTTCCAACACCACCAGACGCGGCTCCGCCGGTACCTGCTACGCCAATGATTATTGGTGTCGAAGTTGTGACAGGAACCCATCCATAAGCAACCCCTCCACCGCCTCCGCCACCACCTGCACCTGAACCACCCGTTGATGCACCGCCTCCACCGCCTCCGCCTCCACCAATGAGAATGGCGTATGCCCAGTTGATGCCCGAAGGAATTGTTGCAGTTGTACCTGATGTAATTGTTTGTTGCAAAGTCAATCCATACGGTGAATTGGTGTTGGCTTGAATTGCTGAACCACTAGCTGTGGTTGGTGTAAAGATTTGTGAAAGTGTGAGTGTCATTTATGCGACCTTCCATCCATATGTTGACCCTGTATAGACCAAAGTGCATGAGGCATAGTTGAAGTTGATGAGAAGAGTTTGAACCGAGCCTTGAAATTTCAATGATCCCGGAGTGACTGTGATGTTATTTGTTCCCGCGTTTCCTGACGCATCAAAAATGCGAATTTCATCGCCTTGATTGGGAGAAGCGGGAAGTGTCAATGTGATTGCGCCACCTGATGTGGTGACGAAGTATTGATATCGGGTGACAAGGTTTGTTGCACCTGAGATTGCTGAAGATGTCCATGCAGCTGGTGCAGGTGTCGCCCATGTCGCCGTTGTTCCATTGGATGTCAACACTTGGTTACTGGAACCAATTCCCAAACGGGTGACGGCGCTGGAACCTGTTGCCACGATCAAGTCACCAGCAGTGGTGACGGTGGAAAGTGGAATGACGGTTCCAAAACGAGCTGCGACCGTTGCTGATGATCCTTGCGGATTTACTCCGAGAGTGGATTCAATAGCAGCGATCGCATCATTCGCGTTGTCGTGTTGAGCAGCGTGAGGAACTGTTGATGAATCGAGGGTATCCGTTGAAGTGGGATTGGTAAACGAATCGATTGCACCGGGAAATGCAGTAGTCATTGGATACCCCTTAGATTAGGAAGCTGATACGGAAAGAGAACCTGAAGCAATGCTTACAACACCAGCGGATGTGCCTGTTGTGATTGCTGGGGAAAGCGCTCCACCGATGTAATAGGTTCCAGCAGTTGCAGCAGACCACACGCCGAAATATGACGCAGTGGTGGATGCTGGAAGGTTGATGGAAAGAGCTGATGAGTTAGTGACTGAACCACTAGAAGGTGAGTTCCATGTGACTGCTACACGAGCATAAGTTCCACCTGTTACTTCACTGCCACCAGTGGTCGTGGGATCTGCAGTATGTAGGCTGACATAACCCCATCCAGTTGTGGATAGAGCTTGATTGGCTTCCGTTGTGGAAATTCGTGCCATCGTTTTTTCTCCTTATTTGTAAGGGCATAAGAGTTGAGGTGCAGGGGTCATCTCAACTCTTATGCTTGATCTTGTTGTGTTGCCATGTGACGCATCAAAGAATGATGGCGTTCGTCGAGCCAAAAAGTTTTGTTGTGTTGCAAGATCGCTCCGGTATGAGCATGGATTGTGTATCCCATGGATTTGAGCCGTTTGGAAAAGAGTAAATCCTCACCAAAGTAAGTACCGGCAATTGCGCCTTCCACGAACCATGCCCAATCTTTGCCTTGATTTTCTGTGGCTTGATTTTGCATGTCGAGAAGTACATCCCGATGAATCAAAATGCACCCAGTTCCAATTGCATCAACTTCCATCAAGGTATTGAGTGGATAGTCATCAATCGGTTGCAAACCCGTTTCGGGGTTCATTCGATAAATTGTGGGAACGGGACGAAGTTGATCGTCGTTGTCGAAGAATGCTGCAAACACCAATCCTGAAACGATCGGTCGATCTTTGTCGTGTGCAGCTTCAACCAGCAAGTGCCATGTGTCGAGAGTCAATCGCTCATCGGAGTCGATCATCAAGAGCCATTCGGCTTTGGTTGTTTCTAAGAATGTTTTGACCACGATATTGCGTGATCGAGTGGTGAGTCCAATGTTTGCAACTTGAATCAAGTTATGGAAACGACGGCTCGGATCAAGTGCAATGTGGATCAAGTCTTGAGCAAGTAGTCCATTCATATTGCCATTGTTGACCATGCCAATGGCGATCTTGTCTTTGCTCTTCATCGTTTTTCTAATACCGGATGACGAGCAGCGTTTTCAATCGGTGCAGTTTTGAGTTCATTGATAATTGAATCGAGGTGTGCAAGACCTTTGTTCACGATGATTTCTCGTGCTGATTCCAAACCTTCTAAAAATAGTGACATGAAATCCCCCTGTGGATTTTGTTAGTGCGCCGAAGCGCTGACCCCACCGAAATGAGATCAGCGCCGCGACTGTGGCTATTAGTAGCCTGTTGGAGCGATTGCGCCGGTGCCTGAAATTGTTGACACTGACTTGTTGAAGCGGTGAGCGAGAGCTGAGTATCCGTAAACTTGGAAGCGAACGGTGAGGTTGCTTGAAAGTACATCTGGAAGAACGCGTGTCTTGACACCTGACTCGAAGAGGTAAGAATCTGAGAACTTACCGACGAGGATTGGTGACTGGTTGGTTCCAGCACCGTATGTCTTTGTCATTGTTGCATCGACATAAACAGGAACGCCTTGAATTGTTCCGACGAGTCCAGCTGATGCACCAGCATTTGTGATGATGCCGTTAGCGTTGAACGCATTTGAACCACCAGCGGTTGGGACAACGAGTGGACGGTTTGAACCATCAACCTGTGAAGCGAACCAGTACCAAGTAGATGGTGACATGATGATTGCTTCTGCTGCCTTGTAGCGGTTTGTGACTACCTTTGAAATTGCCTTAGCAATTGCAATTGCGCCGTTTACAGCTGATGGAGTTGTTTCAGTCCATGTTGTAGGAATGCCGTTGGTTGTATCAGCACCAAGAGTTACGAGACCCTTCAGTGTTCCTGATGTTCCATCGCCAGTTCCAAGAACTGCGGTGTTGAGTTGTAGCGCATAGTCAGACATGAGATCGCCGAATACGAGCTTGTCGAGTCCACCAGCAAGTGGGGATTGCTCAACGAGCTGAATTGATACATTCTCATAACCTGAAATGGTACGAACTGGAGCCACAACTGTATTTGTGACCAAGTCGCGTGTTGTTGTAGCAGCGTTATCTGCTGACTGGAATGCAGCCAATGTACCTGTTGTAATTTGAGGGACATTGATTGAGTCTGTTCCAGCTGGCATTGCCATACCGGTAACGAGGTCAGCGGTTACGCGAGCAGCACGAGCGAACTCTGCATAATCGTTGATCAAGTACAGTGGTGGAACCAAGTCACCAGCGGATGTTGAATCTGTTCGTGAAACATCACGAGTTTCGATTGCAACTTCGCGTGAGTGGCGGTTCAAACGCTCCCATGATGATGAATCATTGCGGAGTTGTGCGCCGATCAAGTCACGAACGAATGAATTCTTTCCATCACGATCGTAAGTCATTGCTTCGCGTGTAACAACACCGTTTCCGAATGTTGGTACGCCAGACTCTTTGCGAGCCTCTGCGATTGCTGCGGTGCGAGCTTCTACCTTTTCGGCAGTTGCGATGCGCTCATCAAGAGCAGAAATTTCATCCTGCTTTGCTGATGCTGCATCAAGAGCTTCTGCGGTAACTTCTTCTGCTGCCAAAGTTGATTCAACCTCAGCGACAATTGCGTCACGCTGCTCCTTGAGTTTTGATGCTAGAGACATGTGTGTCCCCTCTCATGGATTAGATGTGGAACAAGCCGGGGCAAATGCGCCGGGTGTTATGCCTTGCTCTTGCGAGTCAAGGAATACTGTTTGAACTTGAGCTGCAATTTGCGCTTAGCAAGTTCGAGATCGATCTCTTGTGCATCGCGCATTCCCACTGATGTGGAGTCGTATGCCGGAAGAGTCACCACGGACACTTCATAGAGTCGATCGATATCTTCAATGGTGCGAAGTCCCGCTTCACGAGTTTGTCCATCAGGTGACACGGTGAATGCAAAACTCATCTTGTCCATGTCGCCACGACGAAGCGCGGATGATAATTCCTGAGCTTTTGGATTGGCTGGATCGAGTGTTGCTTCCATATACAAGCCAGTGTCATCTTGACGAAGTTGCAAAGTTCCTGACTGGGTTGAAGCGAGTGGAATTCCTTCCATGTCATGATTGACGAGAAGGAACACGGGATCATTGGTTGCAAGTGCGCGTGTAAATGCACCGGGTGCAATCACTTCACGGAAGTTCAAACCAGTTGCTTCCGAGTTGAATGTGGCAGCGTAGCCGCCAATTTTGAGTGAGCCATCATCAGTTGCAACAGCTCGAACCTCTGAAATCATGGTGATGCGTTCAGCTTTTTCCATTGCTTTGCGATCTTCGATCATGTCGAGTTCCTCCGAACGGGGATGTGGAAGTGCAGAAATCAAAGTGAGGATGTCACTTCGTTGCACATTGACGGTGTCGGTGGGAACCCACCCATTCCCCTGCTCTTTATAGATACGAATCTGAAATACCGGATGATCGGGAGTTGCTTCTAATGTGTAGCCTTCAGTGGAAGTTGCTTGTCCTTTAGTAATGACCTTTTCAACTTTTCCACGACCACGACCTGTTGATGTACCCCATGAGACGAATGAACCTTCACCGATTCGCGCAGCAGATGCACGATCTTCGGCAGTTTCATCAGCTGAATTCATTTCAACGGCTGGTGTTTCATCGCCATCGTCGGTTGATTCAGCAGCCTCTTCGTCAGGATCGCTCAGACCTAAGCCTTCGATCACGGAATCAAGAGATGCGTCAGCAGCTACGAGCAAGTAGTACGCCTGAGCAGCGACGGGATTGGAATCAATGATTTGTTCGAGTAGTGATTGCGCTGCATCGATGGATGCGTCAGCAGCCATGACACTGTTTGCCATGCCGTAGGCATTCTCTCCATCAAGGGTGTCGCGGTTTTCAATCATGTGTGAACCTTCCTCAGATTTGAGCAATGCAGATTTTGCGCTCAACTGGTCGATGATTTTTTGCGCCCATTCACTTCCCCATTGAGAACGGATTTGAATAACAGTCTCGAGATCGATGCTCTCTTGAGTGCGAACCTGAAGCGCAAGTGGTGTGTCATACCCTTGAGCGATATCTCGCACGGCGTTGGGAATTCGAAATGTCTCAGCCATTATTCGAGCAGTCCCATCACTTTGCCGGATGTTTCGGTGTCCTCACCCAATGCAGGGAAAGCGCCACCAGCGAGTGCTGCACCTTGGAATGCCTGATGGAATACATCTCCACCTTCGTATGGCTCCAAACCTTCTTGACGGCGTACTTCGTTCGGAGTCTGTGCGCCCAAAGCAACATTGATCTTTGCAACATTGGCACGGGTGATCGCATCGAGTCGAAGCAATGATGAGGTGTCGAATACGACATCATCACCTTTGTCGAGAATCTGTGAGAATCCAATTTCGATACGACGAAGCCATGGAGCAATGGTGTGAGTCAAATAATTCAATGATGCTTGCTCGACATTCATATATGTCTGATTGTCGCCCGATGCCAAAATCAAGTGGCTCGGAATACGAAACACTCGAGCAACATCTCGAACAAGTTGTTCACGAGTTTTAGTCATCTCAGCATCAGCAGCTGATGTGTTGATTGGCTTGAAAGTCAATCCATCAGATAGCACTGCTGGTCGTCGGTGACGACGATGAGTTGCTTCCCATGTTCCTTGAATGACTCGAGCTTGTTCAAGGTTCAATTTGCCGGGAGACTCGAGAACGCCTGACGGTGTTCCACCTTCGGCGTAAAACTGAGACAAGTGACGATCCATCGCAAGGGATAAGCCGATGAGATTGCGCGCCTGATTGAGTGGTGAAATACCCACCAAAGATTGGGGAGGTGTGAACCATCGAAGGTGCATGATGTCCTCACGGTTCATCTCATTACCCAAATGCAAATAACGGCGACCTGCCATGTCGCCCGTTGGCAACACCTGCATTTGATAGGGATGAAGTGGGACAAGTGCAATCATGTTTCCACGCTTGTCACGATCGATCTTGACATATGCATTTCCATGAAGCGCCATCGATGCCACGATCTGATGGATCAACTCATAGATGTTTGATTCAGGATCAGGATCGGCAATGACATCGGGCAATGGTTTGGAAACTCGAAAGCCATCTGAATTGATGGTGTAACAACGAAGAGTCATGGTTGCCACGGAATCGGCAAGTAATGACACGGCTGAAAGTACGGATGACACTCCAAGTGCCGTCCATTCATCAATTCGCTCACCCGCAGCTGAGGTCATGGATGTTTGACCATACAACTGGCTCAGTGGAGACACATAGTTGTTGAATTGTGGATATCGTCCTGATGCTATCGTCTGAATTCCTCGACTGAAGATGCTCACTATTTATCTCCCAAATCTGCAAGAATCGAACCGACAAGAATCAAAACGCCACTGCATATCAATGCAGCGCCTACGCCTAAGATGAAACCAACACCTGCTGAAATCATGGCTGCGCCGATGGCTTCACTTACTGTTGTGACCCAGTTACGCATCGGAAACCTCCATTGAAAACGGATCGAAAATTTGTGGCATTGAGCCACCTTCGGAATGCCACCAACTGGCTCGCTCTAACGCCATGACCGCGGAAACCGCTAAGTCAATACGGCGCTTTGAACCCTTTGCCTCTTTGGATAGGCGTGAACCTCGATTGTCAGTTCGAAGTTGTGCGTTGGCGATATGTCGTGCAAGTCGGGGATCATCATCATGGGTGATTTGTTTATTGACAACGGCTTCAAAGAATCGAGTTGTTGCTGGTGTCATTCGACTCGGTGTCTGCGGGAAGGTAACAACCGGCAAACCTTCATCTTCAAGAATTTGAAATGTTCGCGCCCATCGATAGGGATCGCACACAATTTCCAACACTTGAAACTTTTGAGCCGTCTCACGAATCTTTTCTTCGACTTCGAGAACGGGAACTTGCCAACTGGAATCTGCCTCATCCGGCTTTTCCCATACGGCAATTGGAAACACATGGGGATCACTTTCAACCGTCACGGCGACGATCGCCGTACAGTCACCGTTGAACGATCCATCAAAGCCAATGACGATGTCAGTGCCGTCAGGAATTTCTCTCGGTTCACAACACGCATCCCATGTTCCGTGTGGCAACCATGCGTCAATGGTTGATGACCAAATGTTTAGTCGTTTTGTTTTGAACTCAGCCTCTGGTGTTCGAAGTATTGCCGAAGCAAAATCATCAGCAGCAACAATGTCACCGAAGCCAGGATTCGCTTCTTGCCACAACGCTTTGTCACGATAATCCCCTTCGTTGTTTGCTTCCCACCATGCAAAAAAGAATGTCGGATCATCAATCTCACCGAGTGCAATTTTTTTTCCATACTCATACAATGAAAAACACAATGAATCTTTTCCACTGTTGTCGGTTTTGACCCCCGCAGTGGTGATGGCAACAAGCATCGGTTCGATACGAGCGCCCATCGCTAGGGACATCACATCAAACAACTCTCGATTGGGTTGTGCGTGAAGCTCATCGAAGCACACCAATGTCGGGTTCAAACCCTCTTTGGAAAATGCGTCGGATGAAAGTGCGCGATAGACCGATCCTGTTTTGGGATTGTGAATCGTGTCTTTGTACACCGTCAACATTTCTGACAATTCAGGATGAAGTCGAACCATTTCTTTTGCTGTGTTGAAAACAATTTTGGCTTGCTCTTTTTCAGCAGCGCAGGAATAAATCTCGCCACCTTGAGCGCCTAACACCAACGATTCAAGTGCGACGGCTGACAACCATGCAGACTTGCCATTCTTTCGCGGCAACCCGACGAGGGCAACGCGATGACGGAAAGTGTTGTTTGCTTTGACGGCGAAAAGTTGTTTAGTCAATTCGCGTTGCCATGGTCGAAACACGAGATCATCGCCCGCATGTCCAGCAACGGAATCTTTTGTAATTTTGCATAGAGCTTCAGCAAAGTCGGCAATGTCATCGCCACGAGATCGCTTCAAGTCAGCAACAGGAACTTTCGTCAACCATTTCGGTGGAAACCCATCGATCTTTTTCGTTGACATCAAGCCCCCCGGCTAATTCATTGAGATCGCGCCTCTCGTTTTGCGAGAAGTTTGTCGATGGCACTGATTGCTTTGACTTCGGCAACACCGAGTCGTGAACGACTGGTGGGATCAAAGCCCAGTGTGGAAAGTGAATCGACGAATGCTTTGTTGATTTGAACCATGACTCGTCCATCAGCTGATTCCAAAGTTGCTCGGTATTTGTTGCGAGCATGAGCAAGGTCATCGGCGAGACGAGCTGCATTTTCGATAGCGTGAAAGTCGCTCGCCGGTGACAACCAGTTGATGGCATGTCCCCATGCTGCGTTCCATAACGCCGTGCCGTCGTTTCCAAGTCCAGCGGGTGGTTCGGGAATTCGATCTGACATTGGCAAGGAATGAACCACGCTCAATTCAGGGAGTTTGCGTCTGCCGGGATTGCCGGTAAGCCGTTTGAGTTCGGCTGGTTTAGGTGGACGACCGTTCGCCATTGCGTAAGTTCCAATCTGAAACCCGAGTTCGAAGTTTCGCGCATGCGGAAAAAAAAC